ACTACGGTTCTTCAACGAGATGTGGTTTCTGTTGTGAGCAATAATAGGTACTTTATATTCTCTGGGCAACCCATCTATATACATAGCCAAGGGTCTACAGGATGATATTCATTTCTTTGTGATATTAAAGGGTAGACAGTTAGGGATAACTACCATCTCTTTGGCATTAGATCTTTACTGGCATTTTGTACATCCTGGATTACAGGGTACGTTGACTACAGATACGGAAGAAAACAGGGATATGTTCCGTAGTACCTTGTCTATGTATATAGATGGGTTGCCCAGAGAATATAAAGTACCTATTATTGCTCACAACAGAAACCACATCTCGTTGAAGAACCGTAGTCGGTTGTTTTATCAGGTGGCTGGATTGCGTTCTAAGGGGTCTCTGGGGCGCGGTAAGGCGATAACGTACCTGCATGGTACTGAGACATCCAGTTGGGGAGATGAGGAAGGCCTAGCGTCTCTCTTGGCATCTCTTGCGGAGACCAATCCTCAGAGGTTGTATTTATTTGAGAGTACTGCTCGTGGGTTTAATATGTTCCACGATATGTATGTGACGGCCAAGAAGGCTAGAACTCAGAGGGCTATATTCTGTGGATGGTGGAGAAATGAGCTTTATTCCGTAGAAGCAGAGACGGATGTTTATAAGGTTTACTGGGATGGCAAATTAACTGGGGAAGAGAAAGAGTGGGTGAAGGACATCAAGAAGTTATACGGGGTGGAGATCAACAGCAGGCAGATGGCGTGGTGGAGATGGAAGCTGCACGAGGGGATCAAGGACGATGCGCTGATGTACCAGGAGTTTCCTCCTACGGAAGACTACGCATTCGTGATGACTGGTACGAGCTTCTTCTCAAACTCCCGGTGTACTGACGCTGCCAAGAAATCTCGCCAGTTACATCCGGAGTGTTTCCGCTATGCTTTTGGGGCAATGTTCCAAGACACAGATGTTTTGAAGTCCACTGAGAAGTTGGGGACTCTCAAGATCTGGGAACAGCCTATTGACACGGCCTATTACGTCATTGGTGCTGATCCGGCTTATGGGTCATCCGATTGGGCAGACCGATTCTCTATCCAAGTGTTCCGCGTCTATGCGAATGGCATGGAGCAGGTGGCGGAGTTTGCGACCAGTGAGATGAATACCTACCAGTTTGCGTGGGTGATTGCTCACCTTGCCGGTGCGTACAAGAATTCAACTCTGAACTTGGAAGTCAATGGTCCCGGTCAGGCGGTCATCAACGAGATGCGTAACCTCAAACGTCTTGCTGCCGCCCAAGGTACTGCCGGTCACGGCATCATGGACGTTCTGGGTTCCATGCAGAACTACATCTGGCGTCGTAACGATACGATGTCTGGTCTGTCCAACTCCATTGGCTTCTTGACTACGAGTCAGACCAAGGAACGGATGCTGACCTACATGAAGGATTACTTCGAACGTGGGTTGATGGAAATCAAGTCTATGGACTTGCTAGACGAAATGAAGGGAATCGTTCGTGAGGGCGGGTTTATCGGTGCGCCTGGGCGCGGCAAAGATGATAGAGTCATTGCCAGTGCCCTTGCTGCTGTTGCCTATGCCGAGCAGGTTCAACCAAGATTGATTGCGATGAGATTGACGAAAGAAATGTCTCATGCCCAAGAGAACCAAACGCCAGAGCAGATCGCTGCTGGACGTAACGTATCCAATTATCTAAAACGTATCGGGATGTACGGTGGCTCTACACACTGATCTCACAATCGTATCTATTCACGGCCACACTAACGGTGCAGCCACTATCCCAAGTCTTGTTGAGAGCCTGACCCAGTTGCCCGGAAGCCGGGGTCTGCTGATCTCTCTTGAAAGACCTCCTTCCTTGCCAGACCATATTGCTTGGAAACAAACAGGACCTTTGAATTATTTTCAGTATTCAATGTTCTGTATGTACTGCCTCCAGCATTACATCGAGACCGAGTACTGCTTAGTTGTACAAGATGACGGCTGGGTCATCAACGGGGCTAACTTCACAGACGAGTACTACGAGTACGACTATGTGGGCGCTCCTACCCATATGGGTATATCCGGTAACCAAGCCATGTTCCACTTCTCGTGGGTTCATGTGAAGGACCCTATCGTTGTGCAGAACGGCGGGTTCTCTCTGCGATCACGCAAGTTCTTGCAAGCACCCAGTAAGCACGGTGTTGTACACGCGCTGTACACAGAACAGCCGTTCATCAACGAGGATGTTCAACTCTCAGGTTTGCTGCGTCCTCAACTGGAATCCTTGGGTATCCGGTATGCGCCGTTGAACATTGCCAAACACTTCTCGATTGAGTACATGGGTCCAGGCCTACACGATGACATCGACCTTGAGCGGCTGGTCGGTCATCACGGACCCAGTAGAAAATTGATCGGCCACAAATCAATTGCCTTGCGACACACCGCAGAAGAATGCGATAACGTCTTTGGTGAACTAGACTTCCTGATGTTCTTGCAAGACAAGGGCTATAAGTTTGAATACCGTCATTCCTAAACAAGAACTAAAACTCTTGGTTGGTAGATTCCTCAAGGATAAGCAACGCGGTATTTCTATTCAGAAGTTTGCTGATCTCTGCGGTATCTCCAGAGAGTTCTTGGCAGACGTTTTTATCTACGAGAGCGCACCCATGAGCGAGACCACACAACGTCGGGTCTCTTCCGCTTACCAAGCGTGGCGGGAAGGCCGAGTGCGAATCATGCGACGCAAAGACCAAACCCAATACGTTGACTACCGCAAGGTTGCAGAACCTGCTATCTTCTCGCACATGGGGATCGTCAAGTCCCCTGACGGATTCAAACTATCTATCGGCCCCCGTAATCGTCACGATTACTCTTATCCTACTTTGGACGAATCATGAGCGTACTCCACGACTATCTTTGCGCGTCTCACGGCCTCTTCGAATCTTATGAGCCTGAGTGCCCTATCAAATTCTGCACAGCAGAACTCAACATGGTTTTCTTGAAACCAGTTGCTGTCAAATCAGACAAGACAAAGCAGGCTGATCGCAACCTGCGAGGCCTAGCCCAAGACTTCAAGATGTCCGACATCAAGTCCACCCGTGAAGGTGACACACAAGCCGGTTACCATCACCATCAAATCCCTGAAGAGCCAAAAGAGAGAGAGCCTCGCCCAGGCGATGCAGCAATCTGGGGTGGCAACTTCAACAACATCAATATGCAAACAGCACTTGCCGGACAAGTCGCTCAGTCGGTTCGTGGAGAATCTGTTGGCGTAAACCCGAAAGATACTGGTAATCTCACGGGACCCAAAGCGGCGAGTTACATCTCTGACCATGAGAACTTGGCAATAGCACCATGAGAATTCCGAGCGAGCCGGTAGAACGAGAAAACTTCTACCTAGACCTAATCCACAAGTGCAGCGTCTCCATGCCAGAACGCCGCACCGATTACGGAGGTCTTCGCTCGTACTATCTCTTTGGGAACGGACCGGACGAAGCACCGGCCATGTACAACAAGATCTTTCCCCACATAGATCAGTTGTCATCCTTCCTCTACTCTGCCGAGACCACTCGATTCTCCATAGACTTGGGCGCGGCTGTACCAGAGGAAGAACAGGCCAAACTTCCGGTCCTGACCCGCGCACTCAACGATGAATGGTTAAACAGCAATGCTGACCAAGTATTCTCGACAGCGGTATCATGGTCTCTGTGTTACAACAGCACCTTTATTAAACTGGTTTATCGAAACGGTATTCATCCGTATCTCGTGGAACCGGCCAGCATGGGAGTCCTACGAGAGGACACTCCATACACAGATAGACAAGAAGCAATAATTCAGACTTACTACATCACGAAGTCTGAACTCTATAACCGTCTTTACAGCCACCCGCAACGTGAAAAGATCGTAGAGCGCGTGTCGTATATGCAGCATGAGCGCACCGAAGTTGCCAACGGTGTGCAGAGAATTATCATGAGCCAGACGGACCCGATGCTCTACGGGAACGCCAACCTCGATCTTTCTGGCGGCAATCGCTACAAAGCACAAGTTTCCGAAGAAACCGTTGAGATGACGGAACTCTGGGTCTGGAACGATGAGACCTGCGATTACCAAGTGGTCACCCGCGCAGATCCTGATGTCATTATCTATGATCGCCCTGGCGCAACCGTCTTTTTGAAAGGCGAGTTGCCCTTCATCCAGATTTGTCCACTGCCGCTCTACGATTACTACTGGGGTCAGTCAGAAGTATCCCGTCTGATATTTCTCCAGCAAATGCGTAACAAGCGCATGGTGGAGATCCTGCACATCCTGTCCAAACAAGTCAGCCCACCAACGGCACTCATCGGATTCACTGGAATCCTCGATGAGAAGAACTTTGCTCTCAACCGTGCAGGCGGAATCTTGGCGACAGATATGCCAAGCGCCAAGGTTGAGAAGCTGGCCCCGCAAATGCCGCCAGATCTCTTCCGTGAGATCGGTGAAATTGACCTGATGTTCGAAGAGGCATCGGGCATCGTCTCCGTCTTGCAAGGACGGGGCGAATCCGGGGTGAGATCGTCCGGTCATGCCAGTCAACTTGCCCGTTTAGGGTCATCTCGTGCCAAAAAACGGGCGCTTGTCATTGAAGATTCGCTAGAAAAGATGGCGACTCTGTATCTCAAGCTCATGCAAGCGTATCCAGATACTCATTACACGGATACCAAGGGACATCGGTTCATTGCCGAGCAATTGCCCAAGAATTACGCTGTAAAAGTGGATGCACACAGCAATTCACCCATCTTCATGGAAGATTTGCGTGAATTGGCGTTCAATCTGTTCAAAGCACAAGTCATTGACAAGGAATCCTTGCTAGACTTGCTTGAACCACCTATGAAACAACAATTGAAAGACCGTCTCAAGAAGATGGAAGCCTCACAAGCCCAGCAAGCGGCTATGCAACCTCCAAAGGAGCAATAATGGTTACGCAAGGTTACACAAAGACCGGGGATCAGCCCCGCGTCACCGCTAAAAGCATGGATTCACGACAGACAACTCCATCCTTGACGTACCGTACACAGACGAATAGGATGGGCAGTGCGGGTAATTCCTCCCGCATGACCCGTGACTACACACGAAGGTAATTTAAATGTACAACGCAATGAAACGCGGTCGCAAGACTCGCCGGTAATTCTTAACTAGTTTGGTGGGTATGGCTGCTTGCCCTTCTCAAGTGGCCCCGTAACCAGGAGATCGTCATGGCACGTCGTGGTCGTAAAGGTCGGAAGTAATCCGAACGTAACAGGTTTTTGAACCGGCCTGCGGGAGGTGGGCGATGAGCCTCTCACTTGACTTGAATTGTAATTAGGTATAAAAGGTCGCACATGAGCGTACCAGCAGATAAATTGATGGAGTTGATGAAAGGCGACCGCAGTGCCAATGCACCGGTTCCAACTCCTCCGTCTCCAGCGGATTCGTCCCCTGAGACGCCTCCTATGGCTGCTCCAATGTCCACTCCTGAAAAGCAGATGGGCACTCGTGAAGCAGCAATGATCAATATTTCTATTGCGCTTGATCTTCTTGACCAGTCTCTCCCATCAGTCGGTGCAGATTCGGAAGAAGGCAAAGCAATTCTTGAAGCCTCTCGCAAACTTGGTAGTTTGCTGGGCGGCAAGCGTAATGAAACTGGAGAACTCCAGCAGTCAGAGATTCTGCAAATGTTGCAGACGCTACCCAAAGCCGGTGGCATGACTCCTGAGTCCCGTGCGATTCAGTCAGCCCCGCCTCCGGGAATGACGCCCCCTGGCGCAGGTGCGCCAAAACCCCCTGGACTAGGATAAACAATGGACCTCTTTAAGCCACGCGGAGCCTCTGCTCCTCGCCGCCCAACTGACGACCGTCAGGAAAACGGCCAGATCGTAAACACACCACGCTTTGCTCGCTTCGGCGGTCTTGACAAGCCATCTGATGTTTCTAAGAACAAGATGGCAGTGCAAAAACCTGCTGACGGCAAGCGCGTCATCTAAACCACATTGTAACGAGGGTAACAATGTCACTTGAAAACTTATCAGTCGATGCGCGCGATGAACTCGCGGCATTGGCACAGCAACTTGCTGAGAATCCTTCCACCCGTAAAGAATTTTTACGGATGACCAAGAAGGTTAAGCCTGATCTTCCGATTCCAGAACTGGAAATTGAAGATTCCACCAACACTGCCGTTGCAGCAGCAGAAGCACGAGTTCAATCTCTGGAGAACAAACTCCGAGAGCGTGACGCCGTGGAAGAACTGCAAAAACGTCGAAATTCGTTGAAGCAGAAGGGTTTGGCAAGTTCTGACGATGATATTAAGGGCATTGAAAAAATCATGCTTGAGCGCGGTATCACTAATCACGAGACCGCCGCTGAGTATCACGAGTGGATGAAGCAAGCCGCGACACCCACACCTTCTGGGTACAATCCACAAGTTATTCAGAAATTTGATCTGAATAAGTATTGGAAAAACCCTATTAGCGCAGCAAGAAACGAAGCGGTCAATGCGTTGCAAGATTTGCGGCGACCGAATCGTCCTATTGGTTTGTAAACCTCACCGGAGATTGTTATGCCTATTGGTGGCGGAATTCTACCGGCAACGGGATCAACTCAGTACACTGAGTTAACTTACGTCACTCGTAGGGCATTCATCCCGAAGCTGGTTGTACAGCTTTATAACTCGACCCCTCTTCTCGCAGCACTGATTGCTAACAGTCAGCAAGCCAGCGGCGGTGTGTCTTCTGTAACAGTGCCCGTCCAGGGCGCTCAGTTTGTAAACGCACAGTGGTCAGACTACAGCGGCTCGTTCGCTCAACCGTCTGTCCAACAGGGTGCTTACAACGCTGAGTTCAACCTCAAGCTGATGATCACCCCAGTCCCGTTCCTTGGGATGGAAGGTGCAGTCCAGCAGGACGCAGCAATTATCCCGCTGATCGAAGCACGGATGAACGATGCGACCAACGTGATGATGGACGCGATGGCGACATCGTTGTACAACAACACAACAAACACCCAGCAGTTTATCGGCCTCCCAGGCGCGATTGACGATGGTACGAACCTAGTGACCTACGGCAACATCAACCGTAACACCTACACTTGGTGGAAGTCGAAGGTCTACAACGCTGGTAACGTCAACCCAACCCGTCAGAACATCCTGCAATACATTTCTGGAACCGTGAAGAACGGTGCAGAAGTGCCTAGCTTTGGTGTTTGCGGATTCGGTACTTGGACTCTGTTGGCTCAAGACTTTGTTGGTCAAGAGCAGTACACCATCACCCCAGGCTCTGCTTTTGATGGTGACAACAACGGTCCACAGGCTGCGTTCCGTGCACTGATGGTTGCTGGTGTGCCGATCTATCCAGATCCGTACTGCCCCGAAGGCGTTGTCTACTTTGTCAACACGAACTACCTGAACCTGTATATCCACGAGCAGGGTTCGTTTGTGTTTACTGGGTTTGAGTCCACTCTGCCTAACTGGCAGATTGGTTACGTCGGCGCAGTGCTGATGATTGCTGAGTTGGTTAGCACTAAACCGAAGTCTATGACTCGGGTTAGTTCTTACAACTCGCTGACCCTGTAAGGAGAGAAACATGGCTCTCGCCCTAAACAAGATCCTGATCGCCGGTGCTAATAGCAACACGGCTGGTGCTTACTTCACCACTCAGACTCTGATCGCTCCCGCAACCGTTGCCGGTAACGTAGTTCCTGCTGGCGTATATTTGATGTTCCCAACACTGAACAGCCAGATCTACGCTAACAACGGAACCGCGTTGGTTTTGCTGACCCCAGCAAACACTGGTGGCGTGCTGATCAGTGACGGTGTGAACGTAGTTGCCAACTCGACCACGACTGCAAACACCATCACCTTCTTGACGGTGAACGGTGGTTTGACTGCAAACTCCACGTATACTAGCTAAGGAGTAAACATGGCGAACGCAGATGCAGTTGGAGCAAACCTGCCAGACTCTTTTGGTAACTATGCAATAGCACGTGCCAGCGGAGTCTCTTTGGCAACGGCTGGAAATGCGGTAGTGGCTATCCCGTTCTTTGGAGGCGGCCTCACAAATAGTGGGTCGCTAACAGGATCTGGAGAGGTAATTATTCGTCGGGTTACGTTACAGAACGCAAATGCTAACGCATCTTTGGCTAACGTGAATATCACGACATCCAATGATGGCAACACTAGCAATGCGGTTGTAGCAACAGTTTCATTAGCAAATTTGACTGCTGTTAACAGGTTCCAAGACCTAACGATTGCCAGCCCTTACGCACTCACCACGGTAGTCAACGGAGCGAATACCTCGGCATTGTATTTGAACGTCACCAACGCGGCATCGGCCATTGTTGACATTCGTATCTACGGTGATTCGGTATCGTTCTAATGGAAGTCTACGTAACCAACTGTAGTGACACCGACTTGGCTGATCGTCATGCAGGTGTTGACTATAAGTTTAAAAAAGGTGTGCCTACGTCAGTTCCTATCGAGGCTGCTAGGCACATCTTTGGTTACCAGGATGATGACAAGCTCCCATACGCAGTCCGTCTGGGTTTTGCAACCCACTCGTCGGATGTTGAAATCGGACTTGAACGGTTGGCTATGTTTCGCATCGGCCAACATTCAGCGCAGGACCGCATTCCCTCGGCGGTAGGCGTAGTACCCCTACCCGTCAAAAAAGTAGGGGTAGGGGGAAAAGTCTCCTGAGGGTTACAATAGGCAACTATGGCAACCCTAAATTCGTACATCACAGACGTTCGTAGGCTTCTACACGATGCCAACGGGAACTTCTGGTCTAACGATGAGATTACGGATTACGTCAATGATGGGCGTGAAAGGGTAGTACGGGACACTGGTTGTCTGCGTACCCTGCAAATTTCTGCTACACCACTCGCACCAGACGGCACAGCCGCAATTATCTGGTCTGCTGGACTTGTTGTCACCGCAGGACAGTACATATTTTCAAATATCTTTATCTACGAAGTCACAGTAAGTGGGACGCTGGGAACTACGCCTCCTCCGTACCCCGCTTCTGGATATAATTTTCCTCCGTCAACGGCTTTTACCAACGGCACAGCTAGTTTGCTGTACGTTCAGAATGCAGAAGTCATCCCGTTTTCGTCGTTACCTAATGGTTCGCAGACTTTGGATGTGCTCAACCTGACGATCTACTGGGGGAATTCTAGGATTCCTCTGCGTTACCTTCCCTGGACGAACTTCAACGCCCAGTTGCGTTACTGGCAAAACTACGTTGGACGGCCCGTGTGCTTCTCAACGTATGGTCAATCGCAAATTTACATCTCACCTATCCCTGACCAGTCCTATAGCATGGAAGTGGATACGGTTATCCTGCCTTCTCCGCTGGTTTTGACCAATCCTACGGTCAATGACGCTATCAACGACCCGTACACGGTTCCTGTGGCGTTCTACGCGGCCTACAAGGCAAAGTACAAAGAACAAAGCTACGGTGAATCTGAGATTTTTCTCCAGCAGTACAACCGTCAAGTGCAGAGCGTGTTGAATTCGGTCTTCACGCGCAGGATTCCGGACCCGTATAGCAGTCCTTACTAACATGGCATCTCAGGAACAGCAAAAAAGATACACTGTCCTGAAGACTTTTGGTGGCATAAACACAAAAGCCAACCGAACAGCCATCAAGGACAGTGAATTTTCGTGGTTGGAAAACGCCATGCCAATTGGCGACTCCAACATCAAAATTGTTCCTGCTCAAGAAGCCGTTAGAGACAGCACAGGCAATGTTGTCGCATTTGGCAACACAACTTCTTTCCTAACGTCTACAAACATCAATGTATCTGACTACATAGTCAGTTTTCAAATAGACGGTAGGGCGCAAGCGTTCAATCTGACCAGCAATGTGACCAGTAATGTGGCCGTTGGCGGCACGTTTAGCAACGCAAACGTCAGTGCAGCCCAGTGGAAGAACGAAAGACTGATAATTGCCGATACAGACAAAGGGTTGTCAAGCTGGAACGGCGATAACGTAGTCTCTATAGGGTCTGTTGGCCTGATAGCAGTGTCAAACCCAGGTTCTGGGTACACGTCTGCACCTAACGTAGTGATCAGTGCACCAAATGATGCGAACGGGGTGCAAGCAGTAGCCACAGCAACAATCGTCACCGGATCTGGTGGAATCAGATCTGTTTTTGTGACTTCTGGTGGCTCTGGATACACGGCTGTACCTGATGTGACCATCGGAGCACCTAATATCACGGGTGGAACCCAGGCTACAGCAGTCGCAAGCATCAGCGCAGGATCTGTTGTTTCTATCGGAGTTGTAGAAGCAGGGTCTGGATACACATCTGTCCCTGCTGTGACTTTCTCCAGCGGATCTGCTACTGCCAATGCAGTCATTTCGACTGGTGGCGTAAGCAGCGTATCCCTGACCAACGCAGGTAGTGGATATACGTCATCTCCCACCATAACTTTTTCGGGTGGTGGAGGGTCTGGTGCTAATGCCATAGCTCAGATCGTCACGTTCAAGACCGGCACAGTCAGCATCCTGCTCAACAACGGTGGGTCTGGCTATACGTCAGCCCCAACGGTAGCTATCGGCGGTGCTAACACCACTCCAGCTACTGCTACAGCCATCGTTCTCGGTAACACAGTCTCGCAGATTGTGATGACTAACCCTGGGGCTGGGTACACCACCGCCAATGTCACACTTTCAGGTGGTGGTTTTACAACTGCTGCTAATGTCACCGCAGTTGTAAACACAGAACAGTTGGTTTCTACCGCTACGTTTTCTGGTAGAACATGGGTGGCTGCTGGACGTACTGTCTATTACTCAGCGGCAGACTCGTATAGTGATTTCACCAGCGTATCTGCTGGATCAATTACTCTGTCTGACTCTACACTGCACGGCAACATCCGTGCGCTGCTCTCAGCCAATAATTTCCTGTACATCTTTGGTGAGACAAGCATCAACGTCTTCTCTGACGTTCGCGTTGACACCAGCGGTCAAACTTTATTTACCAACACCAACGTATCTGCAAGCGTAGGGACTAAGCGTATCTACGCCATCTACCCGTTTTTCCGCTCTGTGCTGTTTATGAACGACTACGGGATCTATTCCCTGGTCGGATCTACTACCAGCAAGTTGTCAGACGCTTTAGACGGGGTATTTCAACTCATAGACTTTGCCTCTCCTATTAGCGGAGGCCAGGTATTACTGAACAACATACTATGCGCGGCATTCTCCTTCACCTACAACGACCCGGCAGTTGGAGCGAGAAAGGTCCAAGCCGTGTTTTTCGAGAAGAGATGGTTTCTAACCTCCCAAGGAGCGTTGGACTACATCACTTCCGTCCCTACAGCGGGGGTCATTCGCCTATATGGGACAGAAGGCTCAAACCTCTACCGTCTCTATGCTAATTCTACTGCTAACATAGCAACGATGGTTCAAACTGCTTTGATGCCTATGGGTGATGCCATACGCACCAAGCAGGCACTAAAGTTTGGTATTGAAGCACAGTTGCAAGCAGCTTCTACTCTACTTGTCAGCGTTGACAATGAGCAAGGAACTGGTGAGACAGGCGCTTATACTATAGACAATACGGTAACTTGGCTGAATAATTTACAGCAGGTTGTGACTTGGCAAAACAATAGTTTGCAAACTGTTGGCTGGGAAACTTCTTATGGGTATAGTTTGTACAAATCAGATGCCCAGCAATACGGAAAGTATTTAGGACTGACTATCAAGAGTAATAGTGCCGGTTACACATTGAACACATTCGAATTTGAACACGAATTGAGAGCGAGGTTCTGATGACTGTCCCATACGCATTTGCAAATCTTAGCGGAAGCATCGCTCTCGCCAAACTAGACAGCAATTTCAACACGCCAATAACCATCGGCAATACGTCTGTCCAGCTTGGCAACACGGTTACCACGCTCAACAATCTCACGCTCGCCAATGTCACCATAACAAGTGGCACTAGCAACGTCACAAACGTCAATGTAACTAACATCAACGTAACTAACGTCACGGCTACGCTTGCGAACGTTACGACTCTCAACGTAGCCAGCGAATACGTCACGGCAAGTAACGTTGCCACTGCTGTCATTGGAAATCTTACTCTATCTAATGCTTTGACAGTACCTAACGGTGGCACTGGACGAGTAACTCTGCCTGTCAATAATGTGTTGCTGGGTAACGGGACTGGATCTATTGTATCTGTAGCTCCAGGTAATGCCGGTAACGTACTTACAAGCATTGGCGGGGTATGGGTTAGTAATGCTTCTGTTGTAGCCAACTCCGTAACAAACGTTACTGCTACTTCTCCAGTTATTTCTAGTGGTGGAACCACTCCAAACTTAAGTTTTATTGTTTCAGGAACAGCAGGAAACGTTTTAACAAGTATTGGCGGTGTTTGGGTAAGTAACGCTGCGGTGACGTTAAGTGCAGGCGGTTCAACAACACAGGTGCAATACAACAACGCAGGTACGTTGGCAGGTTCTGCAAACTTGACATACGACGGCACGACGTTAACAGCATTGGCGGCTGGAGTGCCGCTTTTTATAGCAGCAACAAACACCAACGCCAATCAACTTGGATTCTCTAACGCGGCGAATGCAGCGCCTCATTTTTATATAGGGACACCCGCTGTTAATACGTTGCAATTTGCAAATGGTTCTGGCGTTGAGTTAGCAAGGATTAACAGCACCGGGAATATAGTCCTTAAAGGTGGGAATGCCGGAGCAGACGGTGTTGGTGTTACGTTCCCGCCTACGCAAGTGGCATCTACTAGTGCTAAGACGCTGGACGATTATGAAGAAGGAACTTGGACACCAACGATAGCTTTTGGTGGTAATTCGGTAGGTGTTACCTATAACGCTGCAACCGCAGCCCGTTACACCAAAATCGGAAGGTTTGTGCTGTTAAATGGTTATATATTGCTAACCAACAAAGGATCGTCTACCGGAATAGCAACCATTGGCAATTTGCCTTTTGCAATTTCTTCCACTTCGGAAAATGGAAACACATCCTCTGCGCTTGGTTATGCCGGTAACATAACATATACAGGGACGCTTGGGCTTTGGTTTGGTTCAACTGCAAACCCAAGGTTTGTTGCTACTTCATCTGGGGTTGGGATAACAAATTTAACAGAGACGGCGTTTTCCAATACTTCTGAATGTATTTTTTCATTTGTGTATACCACCGTCTAACCACACCGGATTAGTGTAGTCAGACACAAGGAATCATCATGCTTACAAAACAAGTCAAGATCGACCAGATTACCGTCACCGAGAACGGCATTGTGCTGTACCGCGAAGCAACCAGCATCTTTGAGGATGGGGTTGAACTGAGCAAGACGTATCACCGTTCAAGTCTAACGCCGGGACAGGATTTGACTGGCGTACCGAAGAATGTTGCCGCTATTTGCAATGTTGCGTGGACGCCAGAGGTTGTAGCAAACTATGAAGCGTCTCAAGTCAAATCAGATTGAACCCTAGTAACCTAGATTGCATTGTTTTGGATTAGTTAAAAATGGGAATTCAAGCCTTTACCCCTATGGGGAACACGATAACCTTCACGGCTACCGCTAGTTCTCCCACAACTTCCGTGCAAGCTGCGTCTACCACCCTTGGTGGTAACCAGTACCGCATCATCAACAGCGGTAACGTGACTGTGTTTATGGGGTACGGGCAAGCTAATGCAAGTGCGGTAGCAAACGCAATAGTTGTAACCAGCACTCAGTCTTCTATCCCTTTATTGTCAGGAACAGACGAGATCTTGACGTTCACGCCTAACGCTTACTTTGCTGGTATAACTAGCAGTGGTAGTGCTGTGATATACATCACACCAGGAGATGGGGTCTGACATGGTTTTAAAGACTGTTTCTACTCTTGGCGGCGGTGGTGGTGGCGGTGGCACGCCTGGAGGCAGCCCAACCCAGGTTCAATACAACAATGGCGGTGCGTTTGCGGGATCAGCAAACTTAACGACTGACGGTGCTAACGTAACTATTGGATCTGCAAACACACTTAGGTTTGCCAATCTTACGTCTGCTACTTATGTTGGATTCAAAGCCAACGCAATTGTTGCTGCTAATGTGACGTGGACTTTGCCAGCGACAGATGGGACCGTTGGTCAGGTTTTAAGCACTAACGGCTCTGGAGTTTTGTCGTGGGTGTCTGTAATTGGAACGACAAGTCCAAGCAGTGTTGAGTATTTGGTTGTTGCTGGCGGTGCTGGATCGGCCCCGCAAAGCGGCGGATCTGGGGCTGGTGGATTTTTAACGTCCACTGCGTTATCTGTCAGCCCTAGTACAAATTACACGGTGACAGTAGGTGGCGGAGGGGCTTTAAGTTCAACCGTTGGAGTTCGAGGTTCAAACGGAGCAAATTCTGTATTTAGCTCAATAACGGCAACAGGTGGTGGAGCTGGAGGAACTCAAGTTTCTGCTACTGGAAATTCTGGCGGTTCTGGCGGTGGCGGAGCTGTCGCCTCAGGTGGAGGAGCAGGAGGAGCAGGGACTTCTGGTCAAGGTAACGCCGGAGGGACCGGGTTTGGGACTGCAAACTTTGGAGGAGGCGGAGGCGGTGGAGCTAGTTCCGTGGGTGGTAACGGTACATCGTCAGTAGGTGGAAACGGCGGCGCTGGAACGGCGTCATCTATTACCGGATCTAGTGTGACTTATGCCGGCGGTGGTGGTGGCGGAGTTTATCCAGGAGGGACTTCTGGAGGAACTGGCGGAAGTGGAGGCGGCGGGTCTGGTACTGTTGGAGACATCCAAGCCGGGCAAGGGACTGCAAATACAGGCGGCGGTGCGGGAGGTACTGGAGGCTTTGGCGCGTCAGGTAATATTGGCGGTTCTGGTGTTGTTATTATTGCCTATCCTGACACATTTGCTCCGTTGTCGTCTATTAGTGTGGGGTTGACTTATACACAACCGACTAGAACTGGATATCGAGTGTATAGGTTTACTGCCGGAACCGGAACCATTAGCTGGTAATAATCATGGACTACTACGCATTCCTTGATTCAAACAATATCGTGACCGAAGTTATTCCCGGTCGAGACCAAGGTTCAGATAGCACCGATTGGGAACAATGGTACGGTGAGTTTCGCGGGCAAGTCTGCAAGCGTTGTAGAACGGACGGTTTCCGTAAAAACTACGCTGGTATTGGTTACACATACAACTCTGCCCGTGATGCGTTTATTCCACCACAGCCGTTTGCCTCGTGGGTTTTAAACGAAGAAACCTGCTTGTGGGATGCTCCAGTTGCAATGCCTGACGATGGTCAGATGTACACCTGGGACGAGGCCACTACTTCATGGGTGGTAAATGAGTGACAACCTTGATACCAAACTAGCCGTGCACGAAGCAATTTGTGCAGAGAGATACAAACAAATCTCTGATACGTTGTCTGCTGGCGACAAGAGGATGACCAAGATTGAGTATCTTCTCTACGCAGTGATTGCAGCGGTGTTGTTTGGTCCAGGTGTTGCAGCAGAGTTTGTTAAAAAACTTCTTGGTCTGTAATGGAAATAGCTGAACTTTTTTTAAAAGCATGGCCTGTTCTACTGGGCCTAGTGACGCTAATAATTGTGCTGTCAAAGCTAGACTTGAGAGTTGCCGTGCTTGAAGAAAAAGTTAAGTCTGCGTTTGAAATCATCAACAAGATGAGAGACAAACCATGAATATGGACGACCTTTCTTACGTTGAGTTTGGAGACGTAGACGGTCTGGGAGTAATGTTGTTTGAGAACGGTGTACAGCACAAATTGTTCTACGAGCAGTTGGCTGACAAAGGTATATTGATACCTCAGTACCCAATCATAGATGCAGACCCAGAAAACCTTGATGACTGGTTGTTTGTTCACAACCAAGAGCATGAAAGACTGGCTAGTCAACTGAACCTAGACAATCCTTTTCAGTTGATCAACGCAGATTGGCAAGTAGAAGATGACTTCTATGATTGGATAGGGGTACATTTGAGCATCCATCAACAGATTGTTAAAGTATTAGGACTGTAATGGACCCACAACTGGAACAAGCACAGGCTGCTACCCAGCAGTTCATGCAGCAATATGGGCTGGATGTTAGGACTATGGAATCTATAGGGCAGATGGCACAGGAAGCAATACAGGATCAGAGCCTGTATGCGCTCCTGCGTGAACAGTTGTTGGGCGCACAGATCCTCACAGAGAAAGAGTTACCAGAACAAGTTAATTACATGACCTTGGCCGCGCTTGCAACTATGGGTGTTTTGGCAGGAGGTATGTAATGGCTATAGATGCAGATGGCAACTTGTAAAAATCAGTCACTGTTGCATCTGCCTGGGTTCCAGTTCCTGTCGCAGCAGTTTGTGTGCCAGTCCCAAGGTTTTGACCAACCCTTTCAGATTCAGCA